CTTAATACGCCGCTGTCAAGCAAACCGTATATGGATGAGTCTAATATAAAGCCGTCAATAATTGGCTCTAAAGTGGTAAGTGTTGTTTTCCAGCTATTAGGCGTAATGCTTTGAGCTACGCCAAACACCTGCAAAGTCTTAGTTAGCGTTGATCCGCCAGGCTGGTTAGTTGTAATAGTTACAGGGTCAAAGTAGTCCAGGCTAAGGGCGGCAATAATGCCTAAGTTGTAGTTATCGGTATAAAGGTCTAGCTGAATAGCATCGCATCTAATACTGGTCTCAGCCCTAGATGCCACGTATGCCTGTGCATAGTCCAGGGCCACGGCATCGGTTTGCATTAGCAGGTTTTGCTGGTTGTAGCTATGCACAAAGTACTTATCTATGCTGGGCTGATTTATGGCAGTTTGAGCTGTGCCGCCTGTACGGGTAATGCTGGCTGAATTGTAAACTAGGGTATCGTCAAGGCGCCACACCGCATTAAAATAGCTAATATCTGTGCCGTTATCGTTAAATACTGTAGGCGTAGCCCCTGTACTGCCAGCCGTTACGTTACGATCTTGAAAGACAAACGAGCCAGCGGCATCTACATACAAGGCCCCGTACTCGCTAATCTCTACCGTCTGCATAGCTGCAAGGCTTGTGCGGGCTGTGCCTGGGTCTGCCTGCATTGTGGTCAGCCCTGCATCTACGTCACGCATAGAGGCTGGCCAGTCAATAGCATCCAACAAGGCATTAATCCTTGCACCGCTAAGCTGACCCGCTGAGGTGCCCGCTACGGTACTGATCTGTGCATTTTGTGCCAACCTAAAAGCATCTACAGCTTGGATAGTTGTGTAAACTACGTCATTAGCATTTTTAGGTGTAGTAGTTGTATAGCTAGTAATAAAACCTGAAAAGATAGGATAAGTAACAGCGCCGTAGGTAGCCGTAATCTGCACCTTACGCATAGGCGTTAATAAGTTGTAATACGGCCCGCTTGGGTTTTGAGGGTTAAAATCGCCGTTTTGGTCAACGATACGCAGCGATAGGGTGCCCGTTTGGAATTGGTCAGCCTGTGCGTTACGGCCTCTAATAGTTTGGATGCTGTCGACTACGTTGGATACGTCCACGATTACGCTAGCGCTATCTGCTAGTACGTTTGTGTCTAATATGCCGCTATCTAAAATCATAGCCTGAGCAAAGCTAGGGCCAGTACTAAAGTTAATAACAGCGTTTACTACTGGCACGGTCATACTGCTATGGCCCCTGCGTAGGTAGTTGTATAGCCTCGGCGCGCTATCTCATTAAGGGCGTTTTGCACGGCATCCACAATTATATTCTCATCGCCAATTACGCCTGCGGTTACGTTAATTACATTATTAGTGTAGTTACGATCTCTGTTTTGGTTAGGGTTAAAGTCAACACCCGCTACAGGTGCATTGAGGCTGTCAGGCATATCGCCACCTACGCCCAATACGTTAAGGTCATAGTTACGGTCTTTGTTTTGGTTTGGGTTAAAGGTAATGCCAGCATTGGACGTAGATGCACCTAGCGTAGTTACGCCTGGGATAGTTAGCATAGGGAACTTAAACTTTGCTAATAGGTCTAGTGCAGCTTGTAGGTTAGCCAGGTTAATTAAATCGGTTGACTTCATACCTGCTAAAACCCTGTTTATGTCTAGCAGCTTGGCATCTTGCTTTTGCAAAGCGCCTAATATTTTTAAATCCTCGTTTAACTTGGCCGTAGCCTTTACTATGGCTGCATCATCCTTTGAGGCTATGGCATCTTCTAACGCGGCTATATCCTGCTTAACCTTTAGGCGCTGTACGTCATTGGCTATGCCTAAGATCTGTGCGCTAGTAGTGGCCTTACCTAACGCCTCAGCTTGGCCTATGAGGGCTGCGTTAAGCTGAATAGCATCCATATTAAAGACATCGTTACCCTTAGCTAAAGCGAGGTTAGCCTTGTCAAGAATTGCCTTAGATTTAGCGGCAGCAAGAATCTTATTTCGTGCGTCTAATTCTGCCTGAGTTAATTGTGTTATCTTTTTTTGATTTTTAAGGTAAGAGCCTGATTGAATAGGGTTTTTTTGAGCGCCTACTTCTGATGCTCGTCTAGCTTGTGCGCCAGCTTGATTAAGTAAAGTTATGTAGCTACCTAAAATTGGAATAGCTTGAACTACGCTAGCCCCTGTTAATCCTGATAGACCAGGTATCTTTTTTAAGGCTCCTGCCATAAGCCCAAACCCGCGTATGACGTCAGCGGTGTAAGTAGCTAAGTTTTCCATATTGGTAGCAAGGTCTGCCACGGTTGTATCGTCACCTAGATTTTTTAGGGCATCTATAAGGCCTGTACCAATAATCTCCTGCACGTTAGCCGCAGCTACGCCTAGTTTAGCTATTGATCCTGCATAAGTCTCTGAGGCTGCCTTAGCTGAACCCTTGAAGGTTACGGCTAAATCGTCTGTAATCTCCTTAAAAGATTTAGTTTTAAGGTCTGCCTTAGATATACCTACGCCTAATTTACCTAAGGCTGTGTTATTACCCAGGTATGCCTTACTTAATGCGCCTGTCACGCTCTCTAAATCGCGGCCAGTTGATGCACTTATATCTAAGCCAATACTTAATAGGCGCTGGGTCTCGGCTGTATTTTTAGTTGCTACCGCTAGTTTTTGATAAGCAGGCCTTAATAGATCATCTATAACGCCAAACTCACTTTGTAACTGTTGTATAAATCTTTCAGCTGAGGCAGCATCGCGCTCTAAGCCTACGTTTTTTAATGCCAGGGCTAACTGTTGCTGGGCCTTTTGGTCTGCAGCTGCAGCCTTTACTGAGGCTTTGGCATAGCCAATAACGGCAGCCGTACCAAAAGCAAGGCCAAAAGTTTTAGCTAGACTTTTAACGGATTTACTAAGTTTGTCGGTAGCCGTCTCAGCTTGCTTAAAGCTTTTTTTGCCTGTGAACTCGGCGGCTATATTTATTACTACGGACGGGTCAACGGCCATTACTTAACCCCCATAGCATTGTAAAACTTAAGTTTAGAGTTTTCTATAGCTTTAATTACAGCTGCGTTAGTTTTGCCGCCGTCATTGGCCCAGGCTCTAAAAATTGCACGGCCTCGCATTTTGCGACTACGGCGCCCTGCACCAGTTTGGTTATTGGCATCTACTATCTGACCCTCCGCGTTTATAGCATCTACAAACTGCTTACCTGCAAACGGGTTTGCGCTGCGCCCTTCATTTTTGCTACCTGAGCGCACCATTTTGCCAAAATCTGCGTGGCCAGGATATACAACAGGTTTTAATCCCGCCTGATCTCGGCCCCCAGGATTAACGCGGCCTGCTGTCTCATAGATTGCACCTGCAGCGCTAGCGTTCACAATACGAGCTACAGCCCTAAAGCCTTCCCTGTTGGGTTTGGAAGGTGAAGTTTTATAGCCTATGCCGCGTTTAGCTGCACTACTGCTCCATATTGGGAATCTGCCTGTAGTTGTAGGTGCTTTAGCCCAGCCCGATAAAGGCGAAGTGCTTGGCACAAAGCCTCTTGCAGTTTTTACTATAGGGGCCAAAAGATTGGCTAACTCTTTGCGGGTTTCTTTTGCTAAATCGGGGCTAAACTTTTTAATAGCTTTGCGTAGCTCAAGGGCGCCTCTTACCTCTACTGGCATTTTGCTGCTCCTTAGCTTTATCGCTTAAAACTTTTAACATATTCTTGAACATATACGTATCCAGGTCTAGTAAGTACTGAGGCGCAATACCCGTTTCCACGGCTAGCTGCGCTATGAGGTAACCAAAGCTACCGCGCCCCACTACCCCAAAGGGTCATCATCTAGTACCTCAACCTTAGCTAAGGTGTCTAAAAACTCTGCCCCAAACATCGGTACGGTTTGCCCGCTTGTGCGTAAACACTCCCAGGCTAGCCAGTACACATCGCTTTGTTTTTCGTCATCTCTAAAGGCTTTGTGAAAACCTTTTTTTGCATATAACTCAAAGGCGTACTCAATACGTGGCGTAATCTGATGATCCGATACGCTGCCGTCTGCCCTTGTTATTTTAAGTTTTGCCATTGTGTTAGCCCCTTTTGTTTATTCTCAGGTAGTTGTAATTACGATTGGTGAATTACAGGTAAAGGTAATGCTTTGAGTAGCAATATCTGCAACAGCGCCGTTAATGTCAGTAGTGTTATTTACCAAGATAGTGGTGCTGTAAAGCGGGTTAGTTGCTGAAGTTGCAGCGCTTGTCTGCTTTAGTGTTAGCGGTACTGTT